ACTGCGTCACTCACGCAAATCGGCGGATCGGATATATTCGTGATCAAATACGATTTAGCCGGTGCCGTCCAATGGGTCGCCAAAGGGGGGTCGGCCGGTGCCGATAATGGTCGGTCGATCGCGGTCGATGCGTCCGAGAATGTGTACCTGACGGGTGAGTGTACCGGCAATTTGACATTCTACGAGAAAGACAAGAATACGAATCCAAGCGCGACGATCAATCTAGTGGGCGCACAGGACCTATTTGTCGCCAAGTATACCGCCGCGGGTGTTTTTTCATGGGGCAAACAATTCGGATCGGCCGGGGCGGACAATGCGTGGTCGATCGCATGGAGCGCGTCGAGTTTTGTGTATGTCACCGGAAGATTCGCATCGAATTTTATAGGATCTCCGTCCTTGACGGGCACGAACGCCATGTACGTGCTCGGACTCGCCGGCGGGACCGGCAATGTCTCGGCGTCGAACAGTGCCGTATCGGCCACGGGATGGATTGTCGTAAGAAAACCGAACGGGAACGTGTTCGTCGGCGGCAATTATACGGCCGCGACCATGACTCTCGCGACGAACGGAACCACGGCACCTGGATTTGTCACCGAATACAACCCCTCGACCCTGGTTTTCCAAAAAGCCACCGCGATTGGATCGACCGCGACGACCCCGACCTCAACCGTCAATGGTCTTGCGTACGACGGAAACAATTACATATATGCCGTCGGCACATTCACAAATCACATCAGTGTGTTTTCGGGAGACACCACAAAAACAGGGGACATGCACACCGAGACCGGTACGAACACGGGCTATTTCGTGTCAAAATACACGTACGGCGGAGATTTGGTCTGGTCACGGAGTGGATTAGGCTCGGTCGCGGTCGGAAATGCGATCTGCGTGAGTCCCGACGGAAGCAATGTTTATGCCGCCGGGTATTTCACAGGAACGCTCCATGACTTGACCACTGCGACCCAACAAATGTTCATTGTCCGGTACGACCAGAACGGCACACTGGGATGGGTCGTCAAGGGGGGTGCCGTGACGAAAAGCGATGTGAATGCGATCAAGGCCGATGCGGACTATGTATATGCCGCGGGCTCATTTATTGGAAATTGGAACCCTGGTACAGGGCAAATAGGAAGTGCCGGCACAGATGCATGGGTCGCCAAGTTTCGCGCGAGTGATGGTGTTGCGCTATGGATCGCCAAGGCGTCAGCTACCGGTACGGATTGGGCAGCCGGACTCGCGATCGATGCTTCTTCGAACGTGTACATTACGGGACAATATACCGGTAGTGCCTTGTCCGTGTTTAGTCAAGGAGGCTCTTCTGTGGCATTTACGGTCACATCCGCGACGACGAACATGTACCTGGTCAAATACACTTCATCCGGAGTTGCTCAATGGGGTGCGCGTGCGTCATCATCATCTTCCATCGGTAATGCAGTTGCGACCGACCCCATTACCGGGGACGTATATGTCACGGGCACGTGCGCTTCCGGTGTATTAACGGTGTTTGCATCGGACGGTACAACCAATGTGGCGTACTCGGTCGGGACCGGTCTCAGTAACAACGACGTTTTCTTGATAAAGTATAGCCCGATCGGAGCCCTCTCGTGGACGACCCGTATGGGAACTACAGGTAATGACGAAGGGAAGTGTCTCGCGGTCGATACCGCCGGAAACGTCTATGTTGGAGGGCATTACTTCGGCTCGGCCATGGTTTTCTATGATTCGCCCAATATTCTCTCGGTGAGCGTTTCCCTTCCGGCGCCCTCCGCTGGCGCACCTGACGGATGGGTCGCCAAGTATACACCCGCCGGCCAAGCCGTATGGGCCGCACGGTGCGGAAACACTAATAACGCCATCGCGGAACGGTGTAATGCGGTCGCTATTGATCCCAAGGGCACGTGTTGCGTCATCGGCGGACAAGTTGCGTCCGGGCCGGCACAATTCTACGATACGGCCAACGTCTTATATAAGCAAATGGCAATCACGAACACTAATCTGGCGCAAATCGGATTCGTTTCTCGCGTGCCACTCCCATAAAAGATACCCCCAATGGACGAGCTCGCCGTGACGCTCGAGGTCCTCGAGGCACTTGCGCCGAACGACGCGCGGGTCGCATGGCGCACGTGGCGCGAGTGGGGCGACGGGGCAGGATCGGACGAGATGCAGATGCTCTCGGCCCTGACGCAGATGCGCGCGGCGCGTGCGGCGGCCAGCCAGCGGACGCAACACCCGCGCAAGCAGGCCAAGCCGCGCCGACGCATCGGAGCTTATGAGGCATAAAAAGGAGCCCACATGGGTCCATAAGGATGAATGATGTATACCATGAAATGCGATCGCTCCTGAAGCAAACGTCAACTATTTTGAATGATATCGGGACTCACAAATCTATCCGGAAGCGCATCAATTCCGCTTATCATCCGGGGCCAATCGCCAATCAGATCTACAAGATTGTCTACAAGCTCGAGTGGGTGAATATTTATCATGGGCGTAGTCGTAATTATGGACAGAATGTACATTATGCACTCGATCGTCGCGCCTGTGCGGAAGATAAGGACTTTGACACGCGCGCATTGGTCGGCGAGTTCTCGCCTCCGGCACACCTCGATGCATGTTTCGACATGACCGAAAGCGATCTTGCGTTTCTGATCGCATTTTGCGACCGGTACATCACTCACGTCGAACGCGTATCGTCACTTGCACCATCGCCCGACGCTCCAAAGTTCAAGAAACAGATCATGGCACTGCGAGACGTTTCGTCCGCGGCACTTAAGCAAATGACAACCATGTAATGCAAGCACAAGATGAAACGAACCTACGAAAAACTCACACATGTCGAACACATCCTCAAACGGCCCGACACGTATGTCGGCTCCCTCGCCCGCGAGCGTTCCACGCACTGGACGCACGCCGACGGGCGATTTGCCCCTACCAGCCTTGACATTTCACCCGGACTCGTCAAGATTTTCGACGAGGTTCTCGTGAATGCGATCGACCAGTGGTCCCTTAATCCCAAGCGCGTCCGACACATCGACGTGACCATGGCCAAGGACCGCATGATCACAGTGATCAACGATGGTGTTTCGATCCCGATCGAGCGACACGAACCGACCGGCTTGTGGCTTCCCGAAATGCTCTTTGGCCACCTGCTCACGTCGTCGAATTATGACGACACGGAAGAGCGCGTGACCGGTGGACGCAACGGCTACGGCGCCAAGCTCGCGAACGTATTCAGCACGTACTTCCGGATCGTGATCGAGAATGGCGGCCAGAGGTACACGCAAGTCTGGGAGAACAACATGGCGACGTGTCAACCGCCCGTGCTCGCCAAGGCCAAGGGCACGAGCGTCCGCATCGATTTCGTGCCGGACTGGTCGCGATTCGGTGGTGACCCCGGCGGTGATATCGGCGCGCTCGTCCAAAAGCGCACGTGGGATGCGGCCCTATGGTGTTCGTCCGCCAAGGTGTCGTTTGGCGGAACACACCTTCACGTCAAAAGCCTCGAAGAGTATGCCCGGATGCACATGGGAGCGGACGTGCCCCTGGCCAAGATGCACACGGACACGTTCGACATTGTCGTCGGCCACTCGACCGGCGGCCAGTTCGAACAGGTGTCATTCGTGAATGGCATCGCGACCACAAAAGGCGGGACGCACGTCGAGCGCGTCGTCTCCATGATCACGAACGAGATTGTCAAGGACAAGCGTGTTTCGGTACGGCCTTTCCAGATTCGGGCGAGCCTTTTCGTGTTCGTCCGGGCGACGCTCGTCAACCCGACCTTCTCGAGTCAGACCAAGGCTGAGTGTACCTCGCGCATCACGGACGCGTCACTCGAGCCCAAACCCAAGTTCATCAAGGATGTTTTGGCGACGGGCGTCCTTGCCGACCTTGTGGCCCTTGGCGCCGCGAAGGTCGAGCGGGAACTCAAAAAGACGGACGGCTCCAAGCGGTCGCATGTCACGGGCATTCCCAAGCTCGATGATGCGAACTGGGCCGGCACGACCCGCAGTCTCGAGTGTACGCTTGTCATTACGGAGGGTGACTCGGCCAAAGCGTTGGCGGTCGCGGGCCTGAGTGTCGTCGGCCGGAATGCCTACGGCGTGTACCCGCTTCGAGGTAAGCCGCGCAACGTCCGAGACGCGAGTGCGAAGCAGGTGACGGACAATGCCGAATTTAACGATCTGAAGAAGATACTCGGATTGCAGCATGGCAAAGTGTACAATTCGCTGAGAGAATTGCGGTACGGCCGATTGATGATCATGACGGATGCGGACCTGGACGGGAGTCACATCAAGGGTCTCGTCCTGAACATGTTTCACGTGTATTGGCCCGAACTCATCACCTTGGGGTTTGTCGTCTCGATGGTGACGCCCGTGATCAAGGCTGGGTCCAAATGGTACTTTACGGAGGAGGAATTCCGGTCGGCGGCTCCAGCCGCCGCCACGAGCGGCGCCACTGCAAGCAGTGCCGTCAAGTACTACAAGGGTCTGGGCACATCGACGAGCGCCGAGGCCAAGGAGTACTTCAAGATGATCGACCGACTCACAGTCAAGTTCACACCGGATGCCGCCATGGACGCGTCCATGGTGCTCGCATTCGCCAAGTCGCATGCGGACGAGCGCAAGACGTGGCTGAAGGCCCACATGGCTACGCCACCGCCCGGGATTCCGTATGGACACGTCCGGGACCTGACCGTCACGGACTTTGTCCATCGCGACTTGGCGTGCTTCTCGGCCGAGGACATTCGGCGCTCGATCCCACACGTCGCCGACGGTCTCAAGCCGAGCCAACGCAAGGTGATTTACGCGTGCCTCAAGCGCGGGCTCGTGAGCGACATGAAGGTTGCGCAGCTGTCCGGGTACGTCGCCGAACAGACCGCGTACCACCACGGCGAGGCGAGCCTCCAAGGCACGATCATCAATCTCGCACAGAACTTTGTCGGGGCGAACAACGTCAATTTGCTCGAGCCCTCGGGTCAGTTTGGCACGCGCTTGCAAGGCGGCAAAGACCACGCGAGCGCCCGTTACATCTTCACGCGCCTGAACCCGCTCACGCGCAAACTCTTCGACGAGCGTGATTCGCCCGTCCTTGAACATGTCATCGACGACGGCCAAACGGTCGAACCTATGTACTATGTGCCGGTCATGCCCACGATTCTCGTCAATGGTGCCGAGGGTATCGGGACGGGCTTCTCGTGCTATGTACCGCCATTCGACCCGGTTGTGATTCGTCAGAACATCATCGCGGCGCTCGACCAGGTGCCTATGGTGGCCATGGTGCCATTCTTCAAGGGGTTCAAGGGCAAGACGACCAAAAAGACGGACAACGGGTCATGGGTCCTCGAGGGCACATTCACGCGGACGGGTCCGAACATCCACGTCACGGAGCTCCCACCCGGGAAATGGATTCAGGACTTCAAGGAACACCTCGACGAGCTCGTCGCCCGGGGCACGATTCAGAGCTACGAGAACCACTCGACCGAGTCCACGCCGGACTTTCGGATCCGGGCCGAAAACCTGACGGACCCTATCAAGGATCTCGGCTTGACGCGCACGATTCACACGAGTAACATGTACTTGATCGGCGCGGACGGTGCCGTGCGCAAGTTTGCGAGCCCCGAGGAGATTCTCGTAGAGTACATTCGCATCCGCCATGCCCTCTACAAAAAGCGCAAGGCACACATGCTCGCCCGCCTTGACACGGAGGCGACATGGCTGAGCGAAAAGGCGCGATTCATCGGTCTGGTCACCTCGGGCGCGCTCCAAATATTCAAGCGTACACGGGCCCAGATCGAGGCCGCCATGTCTTCTTTCGCGCCCGCGAACCGCCCGCGCCTCCTCGAAACCAAGACGTATCAGTACTCGGCCGAAGAGATTGAGTCTCTGCTCGTGAAGGTCCATGCGGTCCGCGCCGAGATTGCGACGCTCAAGGCCCACACCGTGTCTGACATGTGGAAACATAATCTGGCCGCCTTGTAATGGATCGTATCCTTGATGTGCTCACGTCCGTGACGCTCAAAAATGTCGAGCGCGTCAAAGACATTCTCGTGACGGAGAATCCACCCCAAAAGCCCGGCGTCGTATTGACACCCGTCCAGGTGACAGGCTTCTTCACGCACAAGGACCTCGACACGACACTGACATTCTACTGCATGACAACATACCCGACCGCATTCGACATTACGAACGGATGGACGATCGATGGCATGACGGGCTTGACCGGCCGGGCCGAGGTCATTCGGGCGAGCACCCAAGCCAAGACGGATGGCGAGGCGATCTACCGTTGGTCATTCGACTTTGCGACGGACACGCCCCAATCGATTCCGGACGGCGAGCACTATGTCACCGGCGCGACGTTGTACCCACCGGGCCAATTCAGGGCGCCCGTCAGTGCCTCGGGTGGGAAAATCCAGGGCTTCTACCTTGTCCACGACAAGACACCCGTCTTGTTTTTCACGGCAATCCCACCGAACGGCCTTTGGCGAGACTGGACCGTGTCAAACCTAACCGGGACCGTGTCGGCCGGGACCGTCAACACACATGTGAACATCGGCGGTCGGGTCGCGACCGGTCCGGAGAGCTCAAACTCGTACCTGTCCTCGGCGACCCTGGCGTTCCGTGCCGACTTGCAAGACTCTGACACGGCCGTGTTTTTCACGGATGCGATTGCGACCCCGCCGGTGACGAGCACGACATTCGCACCGGCGACCGTACGGCTGAATGTCGTCACGAAAGAGCCCGAGGAGGATACCCGTGATTGGGGTGGGGCGGCCGCACCACTGCGCGACCTAAACACGGGCCTCGATGACGTCTCGCCACAAACTCCCGGCGAGGCCACCTCGAAAGAGATCAAGGACGAGACGCTCATGCTCCACGCCATGGGCCCCCAAGAGGCGTACATGACCGGCACGCGCTTCGACGATTCGTACTGGAACCCGAAATTCCCGGCGCACACGAATTTCGCAATGTACCAACGGGTCATCCCATTGCCCGGTACAACCTTTATCGGTCAGACGGTCACCATGGAGATTAATCCGGCCGAGATTGGCGATCTCATGTCGAACATGTACCTTCAGTGTTCGCTCCCGGCCCTGACCGGGCGCTACAAGTACACACAGAACATCGGAAGGGCGCTCATTGACCAAATTGACTTTATGGTCAACGAGACGGTCATCGAGACACTCTACGATGATTGGTATCAGATGCGTGACCAGCTTTTCTTGGATGCCGACGAGCAACGAAGCATGGCCGGTGTCATCAATGGTGGCATCACCGGCGAGACTCAAGATCCCGGCAAACTCATCATTCCGCTCGAATTATTCTTTTGCCGGAGACACTCGAACGGTAAGGGCAAGCACGAACGGTTGCGCCGCCCATACTTCCCGGTGTGTGCGGTCTTGAATCAAAAGATATACATACGGATCAAGTTTCATCCGAGTGTCTGGTTCACGAATAACCCGGACCATGTCGAGATCATCGGGCCATCCCTCATCATCGAGGAGGTGAAGCTGACTCCGGCCGAGCGCATCTATTACATGAACAACCCGGTCCGCCTGATCATTAACCGTGTCAAGAAAGAGTCAACCCTGAAATTCAATCAGAATAACGTCAAGTTGAGCCTGACTGCGAGCTTTCCCGTGCAAATGATTGCGTGGTTCATCCGCAATAACAAGTACGAGAGTCTCGACAGGAACTACTACGACTCCCGGTACGACTACGGTTACACGACCAAGTACATCCGGTCGGCCGTCCCCCTGACATTCACTTCCGGGACCGTGAACTACATCGACACGATCGAGACTGCCAAGATTACACTTAATAATGCGGATATATCGTCCGACTTTCAAGGGAGTCTTTACTATTCGTTCAAACAGCCCATGGAGCACGGCCTTTCGGTCCCGTCCAAGAACATCTACATGTACTCATTCGGGTTGAGTCCGAAAGAGTACAATCAGGGAGGGTATATCAATTTTTCTAAATTAAACTCACAGACGACATCGCTCCAACTTAAGTTTCTCTCTAAATACACGTCTCAATTGCAGGCGGATTACAACCTGAATCTGTATTACTATGGATATTCGATCCTTGAGTTCCAGGGCGGGTTCGCAAGACTCCCTTTTCTGTGATGAGGTATTCGATGATGTCGTTCGTGATGCACCACCGAATGAAGTTCAATTGGGCGACCGTGGTCGTCAACCCGTGAAACTGGATGCGCTCCGTGCGACAAAAGGGATCGAAGAGTTTTTTGGAATAGCCGTCCAGACTCGATTTGTACGCGACGTGAACCGTGAATGGCTTCCCGGTTGTCGTCTTGTATGTAACCTGCCGATTCTTCGAGTAGTTTGTCACGAACCATTCGAGGTTCCGGAGTGAGATGCCTTGGCGGTGCTCGAGGATGTCATGGAGACGCTCGTGGTTTTCGGGCACGTCGAAGAAGCGCGTGAGGGACTCGAGCAACAGATCAGACTTTGTCGTCATCTTCTTACACATTCATCCCTTCAAATGTTTAAGCGACTGCGCTTCTGCTGTTCGCACGCCGGACACCCGTCCAAGAACAGTGGTGGCAGGGAGTGCGTGTGTTGAACGACGCATGTGGCCGTGAGCCCGGGCGCGAGCGTGCGAATGACGGGCGCCTGGCTCATGTGACTCTTGCAATATCCATCGGCACCACCGGACCGCGTGCACCGGGATCCCTGTGCGATGAATCCCATGCATTGCCGACGCTCCGAGGTTCCTCCCGCTTCGCCCGCAACCCCATTCACATCTTTGAGGAGACGCGGTAGGGCTATGTCGTACGTTTTCGAGACGATGTCGAGCATCCGCATCACCTTTTCATTGACGCGCCGGTCGATTTCGCCCCGGATGATGCGTTGAATCTGTTCCTCCATGGCTACTTGTCCTTGTAAACCTCTATACTGAAAAAGTCCGTGATCCGTTCCCCCTTCTTGGGCGGGTTGAAGATGGTCGTTTCGGAGTTCGGGCCGACGAGCGGCTCGAGCAAGTCACACACGGGCTTGCGCAATTGGTTCGTAAAGTAGTACGTGTAGTCGATCGGCACGGACCTCTCGGCGACCCATGCCGGGTCCTCCGCCTTTTCCCAGAGTTTTGCCATTTTCGACGGATGTTCGACAATCACAAACGAGACGCGATCACCTTGTTGAGGCTCGGACCCCGGTGCGCGCTTGCGGATCTTGTCGCGAACCTCGACGTGTGGCATCTTCACCTTGTAGCTCGAGGCGAGTTGCTTGCTCATGAGCAGCTTTTCGGTAGGCACTCGGCCACTTTTTAGTAGCCTGGCAGCCTCGCGTGCACAGCGAATCGCCGGCATGGGGTCGTCCGACTCGAGGATCAAGTCCAGGAGGCCCTTGAGCGTCTCGCGCACGAACGGACACGAGTCCCGTCGGACAACCTGGAGCCCCTTGACATCAATCTTCTTGAACACGACCGCGTCACCCTTCTTCTCGTACATCTTGGCCGCGTAGCGCTTCTTGCTGTACAAAAAGTAAGGACAGTACACCTTCTCGAGCTCGAGCTCGTTCGGGGCCCGGAAGAGCTTCGAGCACGCCTTGGCGGCGAGTTCACCCTGGACCCACGAGTAGTCGATCGCATCTTGGCCTTTTCGTCCTTGTGTGTCGAACTCGACCATGACGCTGTCGGTGTTCTTGACGATCAACGAGCCGATTCCGGCCTGGAATGTCCCTGAGGCCGTCTCGAGGTCGTACACGTAGCCGTCGTAGGAGTCATGCAAAATCTCGATCTTCTTCACGGCGGTCGGTTCCTTTCGGTATGCCATCTTACTCCACGTCAATCGGAATACGTTGGGTTTGTCTGTGCGTGTGTTCAGTGACACCTTGAAGCCCATTGAATGTAAAAGGGTGTAGTACCACTGTGCGGTGACCTGATTCTTGGTGTCGATGCGATGGCAGCCTCCAACTTCGTTGTCACGACGACACCCGTCGCTTGCCCACAAGCCCTCTAGAAATGCAGCCTTAGTCTCCTCGGACTCAAAGACACATGCTGGAACCCGTTTCGCATCCCCGTCATAGCACATTGTCCTCCACAATTCGACAAGCTCAACGATGGACCCATAGTCGGTACACCGAGGGCTCAATTTGTACACACCCGAACTTTCGAGCGTGTTCATCACTTCATACGTGTAATGATGGCGTTGGACTTGTGGTGACCATTCAAGGATCCGCTTGCATTTGTCCAAGAGAGCCGTGTCCTGGTTGTTGATTGCCCATGTCGCCTTTCGCCCGGACCGGCAATCATACACACCGCAAGATCCGTCGCCTACAAAGACTCCTAATACAAACGCCAACTGTTCTGGGCACCGTCCACGCCCGGGTATTTCGGGGAATGCATGGAACAACTTTTGTCCGACCGCGACGTCCTTAGGTTTGAGTAGGTTGATCTCAGGGTCCAGGAGAGAGTGGTCTTCGGTCACGTCAACGAGACCCGTATGAGTCAGGACTCGATAAATCTTCTTTTGGCACTTGTGCCGGATGACGCGCTTAATTGGTTGCCAGCCATCGTGCGTCCACGCCTCCCATGTGTCTATGGTAGATTGCTCCTTACCCATCCCATCTTTCACGAAACCGGGGTATTCGGTCCAGGTGGTGGCCAGATTCTGGATTTTTTGGACCGACACACCATACGTGGCGTTGCGCACCAATACCGGCGTGTCCGGCATGATCGAGTCGCCGTAGCGCACCTTGGCACCCTCGAAGTGTTCCTCGACGTACTGCTTCGTCTCTTCGATCATCTGGCGGCCGCGCATCGTGGTCGTGCTCGCGATCGCGACTAGGGGGAGCATGCCCTTCTGGGCGCCCGTGAACCCGTAGACTGAATTCATCGAAATCTTGTACGCGAGCTGTTTGCCGTTGTAGACAGCCTCCATGGGCGTGCCCTCCGCGGCAGCCATGTCCCGCTTAGCCTTTTTGCGAAACGCCTTGAGCTCGGTCAGAATCGCGGGCAGGAGTGATGGCGCCGGCGCCTGGGCAAAGCGGTACGGCCCAAACTGATCGTACTGAACGCCGGGCAAATTGTCGAATGTCGGGTTCAGGACCATGGTCGAGTAGCACAGGTTGTGCGCACACATGATGCTCGGGTACAGGCTCGCGAAATCGAGCGCCGTGATCGGTGTATAGTACGCGCCGGTCTGAGCCTCGAGGACGGTCGCGCCCTCGTACTTGTCGTCCGTGAGCATCCTTGGGTCGACGCGAATCGTCGGGATCAGAAAGCCGAGCTCGCGCGCCTTGCGTGCCATCTGCGAAAACACTTTGATTTGCTGGCCGCGCTCGCTCAAAAAGGCGAGCGGGACCCAACACGCCTTGGCCATCTCGACCAGGTTCGGCACCGTACACAGCTTCGCCATGAGTTCGAGCGGAAGCTCCGTGTCCATGAGACAATACTCGGCGACCTGACCGAGCTCCTTCGCCGTGCCCTCGCGGTACCGCCGGAAAATCTCCTTGACGGGCATGTCCAGCTTGGCCTTGTCTTTCAGAAAGTGCTTCGAGACGTTGTTGAGCGAGTAAGACTCGAGCTTGTGCTCACGCTTAATGTCCTGGAAGAGGTCGAAGACGTACCGGCCGTTCATAGGCACCATCTTGAGCATGTTGTTCCCGAGCGCGTTCGAGCTCAGGTTCTTGGTCACGAGCTTGACCGGCGTGTTCTTGAGTCGGCCCCAGACATGCGCCTCGACGGCACATTTCAAGAGAGCCGTCCGGACTTGTAGGTACTCGAGATCAAAGCCGAAGATGTTCCAGCCGGTCATGATGTCCGGATCGAGCTCCCGAATGTACTCGGCGAACCGTTCGAGCATGTCACGTTCGGCCGCGAACGATTCGCAGTCGGGCGCGTCGGTCTCGCCGACGCACAGGCACTTGCGCGCAAAGACACCCTCGCGACCAAACTCGATCGTCGTGATACCAATCTGGAAGCACGTGTCGGCGAGCACGTTCGGGTTTGGGAACTCGCCGGTCGACGAGTAACACTCAATGTCGAACGAGGCGATACGGAGCGGCGCGATATCGTCTCGGGCGACCGGACGAATCGCGCGCCAGTCAGGACAGAAGAGGTTGATGTCACAGGACGCGTCCATGTCCGGCTCACACGTTGAGCCCGGGTCGACCCACCCGGTCGACGAGATGTCGGTCACGTGCATGAACCGCAGGACGGGGTCGATGTTCGCCTCGTACACCTTCAATTGGCCGAACGATGCGAGATCGTCCCATCGTTCGTCGCGCTCGGTGATGTGTTCGATCGACCACACGCAGTTTCGCATCGCCTTGTGCGTCTTGAACGCGACACGCACGAATCGCGACCTTTGTCCATTTTGGAACCCCCAGAGGTCAATCGCACGAGTCTCGGCACAACTCGTCATGGATTCACCGAAATGATGAGTCAGGGCCGTTCGGATCGCGGCCGCATTGTGTTCGTGCCGAATCTTGATGTAAAAGTACGGCTCGAATCGGGTCGACAACGACACGGATTTACCAGTCTCATCCCGGCCGTACATGCGGATCAGGTACAGCGCTTCGTCATCGTCGACGTCGGACCCTTCCCATGCGACAACTTGAAACATGGTGCTCTTGGGGGGTTATGGCCCAAATGCCTTAGATTATTATCCATGTCCAGAGTACACAACCATGGACGTGACCAAGCTCATCATTCCGTTCATCGCATTCATGATTCTGGCGAACCCGGCCCTCTTTAAGGTGGTTCGTGGCATTGCAGGCGGCTGGGTCGCCAGCGCGGACGGCCTCGCGACGCTCCCTGGTCTGGCCCTACACGCGGCGATCTTCGCGCTGATTCTACCGCACGTGTCGGGGTTTAAGATGGGTAATGAGACTCGGCGTATGAGAGGTGCTTTCAAAAAAGCTACAGAGAAGCTGGATGGACGC